TTGAAATGAATATCAGCAAGATGTCGGATAAAGATTTAGCAAAGCTGTCTCTTAAAGAGTTGAAAGCATTAAGAGGTGATTAATCTCTGGTAGATAAAATACTATATACAACAGAGGGCATGCGTCCCTATAATAGTTACCAAATAATAATAGTAAACATCTACTTATAGGATTCCCCTCCTTTAATCGGGATGGCCCATGACTCCATTATGTCTAAACTTTATATAACAAAACAAAGGATGAATAAAATATGGCATTAACTTAAAGTTAGGTTAATTAAAATTCTTCTAATTGCGGGAAACTCTTTAGAGCTAACATTACTAAACTGAATAATCAGTGGCAATCGGTAACGCGAAAGGTATAGTAAAAAGATGTTAGATTAGACAATCCGCAGGTAAGCTATCAAGTGATAGAAACTTCAACGACTAGCCGGAAGGCGTAGGGGCTGATAGGTATTAGCCTCGAAATGGAGAACAATGAGTAAGTTATATAGATGTACTGAATGTAGAAAGAAAAAACAACCTTGTGAGTTTTATTTAAGAAGTAATGGCCTTGTTGGTGAATACAAATGTAAGGCTTGTATCTTAGAAAAACGTAGGACTAAATACTATAGTGATTATGATAATGTTAGAGAGATTAATCGTAAAGCTGTAGCTGCATTTCAAAAGAGAAACCCTGATAAGAATAGAGCTAAGGTGGCTAAATATAGAGCTGCTAAAGCTAATAGAGTCCCTAGATGGATTACTGCAGACGAGTTAAGTAAGATAAGAAGTATCTATAAGCTCTGTACTAAAATATCTAAACTAACAGGGATTCCTCATGAAGTGGATCATATTATTCCGCTTAGAGGAAAAACAGTATCTGGATTACATGTATTATCTAATCTTAGAGTCATACCTAAGATTGAGAATCTTAAAAAGAGTAACTTATTAATTGAAGATATAGTCTAATCTTATAGGAAACTATAAGCTAATATAAATGAATTTCGCTGCTCTTACTGCTGAACAAAAGCTGGTATGGAGCAGAACTTTATGGAAACAAGCTCGTGATTTGACCTTTATTGAGAAATTCACTGGCGGTTCTGATTCTGTTATTCAACGTATTACTGAGCTGACTCGTACTGAAAAAGGGGAACAAGTAATAATCCACTTGCTTGCTGATTTAATCGGTGACGGTGTTGTTGGTGATAACGAACGTGAGAACAACGAAGAAGAAATGCAATCTTACAATGATAAGATTACAATCGATCTTATCTCTCACGGTGTTCGTCAAAAAGGTAAAATGGCTGACCAAAAAACTGTCATTAACTTCCGTGAAAATGCTCGTGATAAACTTGCATACTGGTTAGCAAACCGTGTAGACCAATTGGCATTTTTAACTCTGTCAGGTATCTCCTACGGTTTTAAAAACGATGGTTCTGTACGTGACTCTAGTGCATTCAGTACCTTATCATTTGCTAATGATGTATCAGCCCCCACTGCCAATCGGCACAGACGCTGGGACGGTACTGCTGGTGCCTTAGCTCCTGGTAATACTGCCGCTATGACTGCTGCTGATACCATGAGCTATGCTACTTTAGTAGCTGTAAACGTATTCATGAAAACCCAATACGTCAAACCTTTGATGGTTGGTGGTAAAGAATACTACATGGTATTTGTTCGTCCAGAAGCATTAGCTCAATTGAAAATGGACCCTAACTACCAACGTGCCTTGGTTACTGGTTTGGAACGTGGTAAAGATAACCCATTCTTCACTGGTGGTACTGTTACTGTTGATGGTTTGATTATCCATGAACATCGTTTAGTGTACAACACTTTAGGTGCTGCTCCTGGCTCTAAATGGGGTGCTGCTGGTACTGTTAATGGTAGCCGTGTATTAGTATGCGGTCCTCAAGCATTAGGTATGGCAGACTTAGGTGCTCCTGAGTGGTCAGAAAAATGGTTCAACTATGATAGCTCTCCTGGTATCAACGTTGATAAAATGTTAGGTTTTGTTAAACCAAAATTCTACTCTATCTACTCTAAATCTATTGAAGATTTTGGAGTATTGGCGTTAGATATTGCTATTTAACCAGCCCCCACCAACCCCCATAGGTACTAATATATCTATGGGGACTTAAGGAATTTTAATGGCTTCTAAGAAAACTCCATCTAAAACTATGCCTATGCCTAAAGGTAAAGGCTCTAAAAAATCTTGTTAATAACTAAAAGGAATACGAATGGCAATTAAGAAAAATTCAGGTCGTCAGGAGATCGTCGTTGCGGTGACTCCTTTCACATTTGGCACTGGTGCTGATGTCGAGGCACAAGGTGTCTTCCCTGCTGTAGAGTTACCACAAAATGCAATTATCATGGGTGGTTATCTTACCGTATCTGACGCAACAACTACTGGAGTTACAGTCTCCGTAGGTACTACTGGCTCCCCTACTAGTTTGTTAGCTGCAACTGCTGCTGACTCTGTAGGCACTGCCAATTTAACTTTAACACATGCCTCTATTGGCCCAGCGACAACTTTCAATGTAACAGTAGCAGGTGCAACTCCCGTAGCTCCTGGTGCGGCTGAATTAGTGATTACCTATATTGTTAAAGGTAGAGCTGAATTTAGTCAAGGCTAATATTGATTAACCTAAACCCCCATGAGCTAATTATTCTATAGTTAGTTTATGGGGGTTTTTTCGTATATAAGGATTATAAAATGCAATTTAAGAAATTTAGAAGTACTATTGGTGATATTATTGTTGCTTCAGTTAGTGGCCATTCTGCTATCATCGGTGAATCTTTCATCTCCCTCCCTGAAACTTTATGGTCTGATGCTTATAGCCAAGGGGCTATTCCTGAAGATATTATCATAGGGAGCACAGAGGAGTATGTAAAGAAAGTAAAAGAAGAATCTGATTTACGCAGCCTGTCTGATCGAAGCGTACACAAAGCTAAGTTTAAAGAAGCTTTAGAAAACCCTAATGATTATGTTTACAATAATGGTCGGTTGAATTATCGTAATTTTATTGCACTTGTTGGTGAACCTTTAAAAAATATCTATATTGATTCATTATGGGATGAAGTTACTTCTGAAGAATTGGTTGATAAAAAAGGAAGACCTCTTAATACTACTAAGGAGTAATAATGACTTTACTTCAACTTGTTACTTATTTAAGATTGAATATCTTAGATGACCATGGGGGTGTTGGGGTTGAGTGGGATTCTTATGATGAATCTGAATTTGGTACATTACAGTTACGTTGGTCTAATGAGACTATTGTAGCTAATATTAATGAAGCAATTAATCAAGTATACAGACGAACAAATCCTATAAAAGACCTGTTAGAGATCCCAGTAGAATTGGGAGTAGATGAATATGATATTCCCAGTAATGTTACTAAAATTATGGTAATTAAAGATTCTCTCCAGAAAGAAATTAGAGAAGTATCTTTAAGTGAGATTTGGAATCTAAGAGATACTGGTGGAGCTACAGATAGATTTGCTCCTGATTATGTTAATAATATTCTTAAAGTATTCCCTACTCCTAAGAAAGATGATCTATTCTTAGCAGCTATCTATAGAATGCCTAACTATAAAATGGACTGGAATTATAATGATAAGTCTCCTGAATTAAGAGAGGAGTATCAAATCCCTATGTTAGATTATGCTGCTTATTTGTGCTACATGAAAGATGAAGCTAATACTTTAGATCCACGCAGGGCTGATACGTTCTATAGTAGGTTTGAAAGAGAGTTCCCGTTTACTAGTGTTTACTCTAATATAAGAAAAGGAAGAACTGCAAATAGACCTATAAGATATGGAGGGTTATAATAATGCCTCAACATCCTAAGAGTTCTATTTTCAAAAGCTTTAAAGGGATAAATAATGTATTACTCCCAGAGCGTGTACCTACAAATTATCTTATCTCTGCCGATAACCTTAATATGGATAAGTCTGGTAGACTGACTAATAGACAAGGGTATACTAAGATTGATGATGGTAATTATCTATGTGTGTGGGCTTCAGATCAAGGTCTAGGATGTTATGCTGTTCGTGATGGATCTATTGTATCAATTGATAATGATCTTAATATTACCACTTTAAAGCTTGATAATCTTACAGAACCTTTATCTTTTGAAGAGATAGATGGAGTAGTTTACTTCTCCTCCTCAGAAACTAATGGTAGGATTGTAAATGGAGAAGTAAGACCTTGGGGCATTCTCCAACAAATGACCACACCTTCAGTTACTGTGGGGGCTGGGTTGCTTCCTCAAGGAACATATCAATTATCTATAACATTTGTTAGAGATGATGGATTTGAATCTGGTACAGGGAGAGCTAAAGTAATTCAAGTATCTAATAATAGTTCCATATCTTTTACAATACCTTACACAAATGAACCATATATTACATCTGCAAGAATATACCTATCTACTCCTGATGGCACTGAGTTATATTATATAGGCTCAGGACCCCCAGGGTCCCCATATACCATACAGAATTTATCCACTATGACTTCTATATTAAAGTCATTTGGATTAAACGAACCTCCTAAAGGTGCTATTATTAAGTATTACAGAGGACGTATCTACATAGCTGATAAAAAGATACTTTGGTATTCTGAGCCTTTCCAATATGAAAAGTTTGACCTATCAAGTAATTTCTTTGAGTATCCAGAAGATATAAGAGCAATACTCCCAGTTGAAGACGGTATATGGGTAGCTTCAGATAGATTATATTATTTAAGTGGTGATGATGCTACTAAGTTTAGACAAATAAATAAAGAGTATATAAAGATTATTAAAGGCTCTGAAGTAAAAGTTGGAAGCTCTTATCTTCATATGGATAATACTCCAACTGGATATAAATGGCTAGTAACATCTGATGTAGGAATCATGGCATTATTTAATCAAGGTTTTATAATTAACATGACTGCTCCTAATTTATCAACTGATCTAGCTGACTCAGGTACTTCCGTATTCTTACAAGACGGAGGTACAAACCAGTACTTAACTGTACTGAAAACTAATGGAGACCCAAATAACTCAGTAATGGGAGATCTTGTGGAATCTACTATTATAAGAAATGGCGTAATTATAACATAAAGGTAATCATGAAAACAAAAGATAAAGATTTTAAAATTGGTGGTGTATTCTCATTCTCTGTTGTTAGAGATGGTCAAGTAATTGATGCATGGGATGAGGATAATATTATCGTAGATGAAGGTTTAAACTATGCTTTAGATACTTCCTTCTCTGGTGGTACACCTATTACAACTTGGTACATTGGTTTATTTAAGAATAGCTATGTACCTATTGCTTCTAATATTATGGCAACTTTCCCAAGTGCTGGTGTAGCCAATGAGGCTACTACTGAATATTTAGAAGCCACTCGTCCTGCATGGGTAGAGGCAGGTGTTGCTAATAAAGTTATCACTAACTCTGCAAGTCCAGCCGTATTCAATGTGCAATCAAGTGTTACAGTACAAGGTTCATTCCTTAGCTCCTCTAGTGTAAAAGGTGGAACTGCTGGAGTATTATCTGCTGCTGCTAAATTCGCTGCTCCTAGAGTATTAGAAGCTAATGATGTATTAAACATTGTTTATACTTTAACAATCTCTTCAACTTAATTTTAATATGGGGGCTTTGGTTATACCTTAGCCCCCATCCTAATAGGAGCAATTATGGCAGGAATATGTACAAATGAAGGAAGAGCTTTAATTAGTACTTGGTTATTCTCTGGAACTTCTGATAGAGGAGCTAATTTAGAAATAGGTTTAATACTGAATACCTCTGTAGGTGTTACTTCAGTATTAGCAGATATTATACAACCGACAGGAGGAGGCTATGCAACTAAAGTTATAGCTCCATCAGCATGGACTATAAGCAATAATGGTACAACTTATAACTTAACAAGTGAGATTCTATTTACTCCAGTAGGCGGTCCTTTCGTGGGAGATGTGGCTGGATACTTTATAAAATCAACAGGGACTACTCCACGATTACTATTTGCTGAGGTAGTTCAAGGAGTTCCTTATCAAGTTATTGAAGGTGATGTTTACGGAATAAGGGTGAAGATTGATCTGGTAGGTGCGTAATGTCCTTAGATCCTTTATATAATAAAGTTTATCAACTACTTGTTCCATCAGAGCTTCCCAATACTGGTATGGTTTATGTAGAAGATAGTTCAAGTTATACTAAATTATAT